AGATTAGATTTACAACAGATAAAGAACTGACAGAAAGAGAATTGCAACAGTTGATCTTTGCAATTGAAGTTCAGATCGAAGAACCAACCGACTCAAACGGTGACGATGAGAACTTCACAACAAATAAAGTTCTCGTTGAATTAGAACCAACAATCAAAACAACGAAGCCAAACCGATTCAAAAAGATGATGGGCGCAGACATCAACTGCTGGACTACTAACTTTCATTTCGCTTTGGATTATGTCTCAACACTCGTCACAAGTGGCAAAGTTGTTCTGACACCAGAGACAGACCTCGAAAAGATCGCAAAAGGTTTCGACACAGAAGACCACAACGGCGAGGACATCTATGGACTGTTCCATCTTTTCCTAATGTTTACCGCTTCAAAAATAGACCTCGATTCTTTAGGAATTGCAGAAGAAGACTTAAGCCAACACGGACTGACAGAGGAAGACCTCATAGATATGTTTGATGGAGACCCTGTTTCTGTTGCTCGCCTTCTTCGTGAAGCGCAACAAGAATTCCAACCAACCTACTCAGCAAAGGATGAAAACTAATGAAAGAGGCAACCTGCTCAAAGTGTGGAGATATTTACAACCCCGAAGAATTCGGAGAGTTGCACTATGCAGACGACTGCAACGGCACACCAACAAACGAAGTTCAGTACAACTAGACCGAAACGCCTTCGGGCGTCTTGCCGTAATTCGGCGACTGATGAGGTCATCAGATACAGAAAAGGGTGCAAGATGAAAACTGCAACAATAACCAAGAAGCAACAAAAGCAGGAAGACTATGACTATGCAAAGAAGCAACTTTTGGAGTTCTTTGTAAAGGAAGGCGATACCGTTTACACCGTGCTCCGTAGCGTCGCACCTTCTGGAATGAGTCGCACGATGTCCCTTAAAGTCGCTAAAGAGGGCAGAATTCTAGACCTGACCTATTACGCCTCAGTTGTTTTGGATTACCCACTCGTTGAGGTTAACGGATCACGAGCAATCCGCGTCGGTGGTTGTGGGATGGATATGGGATTCCACGCGGTCTACAGCCTTTCGCGTGTTCTTTTTCGTGACAAATATGAAGGACAACCAGAAGCCGCAGACGCTGGCTATTCACTTTCGCAGGCGTGGCTCTAATGCGTAGCGTCACCCCGCGAGGCTGGTTCGTGCTGGGAGTTCTTGCCACTCTCGCGCTTTGGTTGCTGGTGCTGGTGTCCTCTTCCCTTTGGTGGGTGGGGATGGACTCGCCCAAAGCTGAAATCCTGGGCTGGTGCTGGGGGTCAATGACTGATTGCGTCAGATTGTAGAGGCGAACTATCGCCCACCGTTTCGGGCGGTGGGTGGTGGTCTGCAGCTAAATTGCGGCAGAGGAAGAGAGCGAGGGCAAGAAATGGGATACGAGCCAGACTGGAACGACCCTGTGTTTTATGCGGAAGAGTTTGAGGAAGCGGTCAAGTGCTTTATCTGTGGCGACCAGTTAGATCCTGACGACATAGTGTGGGCAAATGTGGAAGGGCAGATAGTGAAAAAGGGCAACGACACATCCTGGTGCGTTGCTTGTTTACCAAATGAGGAGGATAGCAATGAGTAAGTGCAAGTCAGAGAACTGTAGTAATCAGGTAGATACATTTTACTATTGCGACGATCATTTTGAGGAGAAAAGCGAATGAATGAGGAATACCTACGGGCTAAGTTTAACTTATGCTTAGACCAAGCAGAGAAAGATATACAAGAGCAGGAGATAGCCCGAGCTATTAAGAACCTAGAGCGTGCCAATAGTGCAATGGCTCGCCTGTTCGGGCTAGAGGATGATAAAGAGTAATGCTATTACTGGCTGCTGCTATCTATGTTGCTATGCCTTACGCAATAGACGGGGACACGATAGCAATTCAAGAGCAAAGGGTGAGAGTATTGCAGGTTGACACACCTGAAATGGGTGAGTGCTACGCAGACCAGGCAAGGCAATTCACACAAAAGTTCTTGAGTAAGAGGGCAACTCTTACACTTAAGGCAGACCCAGCGTTAGATAAGAGTGACAAGTATGGGCGCAGCTTGCGCTATGTATTCAAGGGCAAAGAGAATTTAAGCCTTGAACTGGTACGCAGGGGATACGCCAAGCCTATGTTCTTTAATGGGATAGAGGGCAGGTATGCAGATTTAATTATGAAGTACGCAAGTCAAGCCAAGGCAAAGCGCTTAGGCTTATGGAACTGTAACGGAGGAAGCAAGTGAGTAATGTGTACACAATACACCCAATAAAATCAGAGTTGGTTTTGTTTTATGAGGTGGTAGAGGCAGAGGGCAAGAACACTTGGGGTGGGGCTGACCCAAGCCAAGCTATCGAGTGGCTAGTCCACTCTCCCGTAGGCTCACGCATACTGGTATCTGCGTGGGATAGTGACGAGGAGGACGCTCATATGGTAGGACAAACCTTAGATATTACTGAGATAGTAAAGGCAGCGAGCTTATGATGTACTGGTTAGGTTTGGCAGGGATAATGCTGGTAGCCTATGTGCTTATAGTCTGGGAGGATAAACTTAATGACTAATGAAGCTGAGCGCAGAGTGGCTACTGCCGCACGCAAGGCGATTAGAGATCGCAATTACAGGCGAGCCAGGGACAGAGCGTTAGCTCGTCTTGCTCATCTATACCCTGATACCTATAAGCAATTGCTCGAAATGGAGAAGATCGAAGATGAAAAACAAGGCAAAACTTGGATTAGCATTGACGGTACTACTAATGTTCCTATCGTGGGCATACACACACGAGCCACAGGTGCAGACAATCTTGCATACGCCAGAGATAAAGGCGAGAACCAAGGCAACAATGGAGGAGAAGCGTGAAAACAAGGCACTTACAATTAGTTTCCTCAACGCACTCGGTTACAACGACAGTCAAATCAAATGTGCTATCACCTTATGGACCCGTGAGAGCAGGTTTGACCACCTCGCAGACAACCCAAGATCAACAGCTTACGGAATTGCTCAGCTCCTTGGAGAGCGTAGTAGCCAACCTGAATTACAAATCCTTCGCGGTGTACGATACATTGAACATCGCTTTGGAGGCAGTTTCTGCAGCGCTAAACGCAAGTCAGATCGAGTCGGCTGGTACTGATGTTAACGGGAGTTAGTTTATTCGCAGGTGTAGGAGGCTTTGACCTTGCTATGCAACGACAAGGAGTAAAGGTAGTAGCCTCGGTTGAGATAGATAAGAACTGCAATCAGGTATTGGCGCAGCATTTTCCTGACGCTACACAATTTACAGATGTTACAGAAGTAAAGGGAGAGGATCTAATAAATGCAGGATTTACACCAAGCACAGGAATTATTACAGGAGGATTTCCCTGCCAAGACCTCAGCGTTGCTGGCAAAAGAGCTGGTCTTGCTGGCCAACGAAGCGGGTTATTCTGGGAGATTGCAAGACTTGTGGAAGAAACGCAAACAGAATACTTCATCATCGAAAACGTACCTGGTTTGCTATCCAGTAACAACGGAAAAGATTTTGGAGTCGTCATCGGGACGATGGCCGACCTCGGGTATTCTCTTGGATGGAGGGTGCTTGATGCTCAGCACTTCGGAGTACCCCAGCGCAGGCGTAGAGTCTTCGTCGTTGGGCGACGTACTCCTAACTCAAGCGTTGCCGAAATACTCTTTAAGTCAGAAGGCTTGCGAAGGGATCTTACGCAGGGCAAACAAGAGGGGCAAGACCCTACCCGAAGTACTCCAAGCAGCTTTGGTCAAACAGGTTTCGCTAAGTACTCACCAGGAGTAACAACACTCACCGCTACTACGTACAAAAGGCCTGAAGATAATGTTGTGGTTCACTAAGAGTAGGCGAGCACAGAATGTGGATGACTATGAGACTTGGATTGAAGGAGGAGTAATGCCTACACTAAACGCATTTGATAATGGAGATGTGCGAACAACTATACTTATCAAAGCATACGATGAGTTCAACGATAGCGTAGCTGACACTCACCACACCTTACGATCAGGAACTAAACAATCAACTGGAGTGATAATGGAATCTAATGTACGCCGCTTAACACCAGTAGAATGTGAAAGACTGCAGGGTTTTCCTGATGACTGGACTGCTGGACAATCAGACTCGAATAGATACAAGCAGATGGGTAATGCCGTAGCTGTACCTGTGGTAGAGTGGATAGTGCAGAACATAGTAGATGTGGCTAAGGTTTCCTAACCCTTTTCCTTAGCACAATAAAGACCCATCAGTATCGGGAACTGGTGGGTCTTTTGCTTTGCCAAAGACAAAAAGCCCTAGCCATTTAGACTAGAGCTTGTTGCCAGCACTCTACAGCGGAATTGCTGTAAGAGAACTAAAGTGTAGCACTATCCACCAGTAGAGTAAAACCCTTTACCCTTGAAGGTGACACCAGGTGAGTCCCACTTACGGACCATAGTTATATGGCAGTCAAAACAAGAAGGATCTCTTGGTTCCTCGTGAATGCTGCGTTCAACAGTGAGTACTGCATTACAATCAGGGCAACGATAGTCGTACTGCATTAGAGTTGAACCGCCTCTTCTATGGGTAGATAACCTACTAACTTGCTTACCTTGTTGGAGCGTGCGAACTCAGTAGTAGCTGGCATCCAATGGCTAAGCCATTCAGGTTCACCAAGATCCATAAGGTCAAAAGAAAAGACACCTTTCGGTGTCGAGTTGATGTAGAACGGAGTGAGATCTCGTTCTGCTGCCTGCGTTATGAGCTTACGATACTTCATCTCTTCAATTAGTAGTGTGTCATAATGAGTATAGCGACACTTCAATTCTATGTAGTGACCAGCTGCCTCGCTGATACAGTCGAAGGAGTCATAGATACCAGGTGATTTCTCTAGGTCTGGATACAGACTTTCCTTTAAGAAGTTAAATAGATCTATCTCTTTCATTGCCACGGGCTAGGTCCTCCCAGCAATTCAATCAGTCTGCGAAGTGCATTGGTACACCTGCGATCAGCAGTAGAGATAGCACACTCAAGTACCTGGGCCATCTGTTGTAATGTAAAGTTATCAAAGTAACGAAGGCGCAGTATGGTTCGATCATCAACTGATAGTTTCAGGTAGCCCTGCTTGATATCAACTAGGGTAGCAAGCAAGCCACCACCTTCAGATGGTGATGACTTACCTTTAGGTTGTCCATCTTGGATCATCTGTTGGACTTGTTCCAACACAGTTCCATCTACAACAGAGGCAATAACAAAGGGAAGCAACTGACCTAACTTAGCAGTCTCATAGTAAACCTCATCAGAGGTTTGATACCCAGACTTAGACGCCTTCTCTTTACGAGCATAGCGTTCTGCTACACGCCTCATCTGATAGGCAACGCGTGACTCATTGTGCTTGCGCTTTTCCTCGTCAGGTTCCATCATCTGTTCAATGATGTATGCGTTACGAGAGACAGCCCAAGTCATACACTCCTGTCGAACGTCATCTCTTTCCACATAGTTCTTGTACCTACGATGGATAGTAGCTGCGACGGCAGAAGCTAAGTCGTATGCAACAGGGTGTAACTCAGTCATCTGCCTGCACTTCAGGCCATACGCCATCTAGTACCATCATTGCAATGGCAGAATAATTCAGTAGATCTAAGAAGCTATCTCGCAATGACTCATTGCTTGGCTTAACACCTGAGTCTAATAGGTTGTTGATGCGTGCTATCTTGTCCCACATACGAACACGCAGACCATTAAGTGGTCCACCTGGTGAGTGAGCAATGTTCTTTGGGCCGTAGTCGTGGTGCTTACGCACCAGTAGATTGCCTGCTTGATCCATAATGCGCCAGACATCAGAGATAAATGCTGCATCTATCTTGTCGGCGTAGGACGCAGCAACAAGGTCTCGGTTTCCATATTGATCTCTAAGATCTGAAAGCCCATATGCTGCAAAATCTGTACCATCTGTGACCATTCGTCTCTACTCACTTCTCTCACCTACTAGCAAAGCACGAGTGGCATCTGCCCCGTGTGCTAGGTAGTAGTCATTGATGTCCATACCTGGGGGTAATGTTACTATGACTGAGTTCATTACCTCGTTCGCCACGCGCTTAGCAAACTCAGCTCCTGGGTTAGACCCATCCTCTTTAATATCGTTATCTCCTACGATGTAGATACTGTCGTAGCCAGTAAACAACTTAGGAAAGTGTGGCTTCCAAGCAGCAACACCTGGCACACCAACAGCTGGGATACCAAGTACCCCACTGGTGATGACTGCATCTAACTCACCTTCACACACCACAATGTATGGCGATGAGATAGTTATGTCAGATACATTGTAGAGGTGTGCCTTCTGCCCTGTTGGGCTACCGTACTTAGGCTTGCCATCATCTATTCTACGGAACTTAAAGCCAACACAAGATCCAGAGGCAGTGATGTAGGGGATAGACAGCCACCCTGTGTGCATCTCGTGACCATTGTGTGGCTCATAAACCGTACCTAATTGGAACCTTGCTGCAACTAAATCAGATATCCCACGTGCGGCTAGCACGTCTAAGACTTCTGGACTTATTGCCTGTGCGTATCGCTGCGCCGCTTCCAGCAGCAATTTCGATTGCGCGTTTGATGCCATCTACGAACTCCAAGTTCTCTAATATGCAGACTATGTTTACTGCATTGCCACCTTTACCACAGGTCTGACAGTAGTAAAGGTTTGTATCTACATTCATTGAAGCAGAGCGATGAGAGTCGTTGTGCATCAAGCACTTGACTCTTATCTCACCACTGCCACCGCGTACTTCACCGCCAAAGAAACTAACGATAGGTTCTATGGGGATTGAGTTTGCCTCAACCCGCTTCGACCTGTGTGCCCTGGCCCAGTCTTGTGTTGACATACGCACCCCTTGTCGTCGCACTTCTTGTGGTATTTAGCAGCACGCTTGTACTCGCCTGCCTTGTTCTCTACACCTGCTTCATTACAGCTCTGGCAAATCATCTTCTGCTTCTTCTGTAGTTGAAACTTCAACTACTTCTTCTACTGCTGGTACAAGTATCTCTGATGTTGTTATTTCTCCACCTGGAACTGGCATTATTGTTTCTCCTTTAACCATTGTGCTAGGTCCTGAATGACCCAGGCTTGATCTATTGATGCGTTGCGACGCTTAACTACAACATAAGACAAAGGAACTTCCCCAAGGTCCCGTGCCTTTGCGTAGTTAAGCGCCTCAACCTGTGCTTGTCTCCAGAACTCAGGCAGGCTGAGCTTGGCTGTGTTCTTGAGTTCTAGTACGTATGTCTTCCCCGATATCACACACACTAGATCCCCTTCGTCATCTTTTCCTGCGAGCCGTAATCTTTCAGCCAGCACTCCAAGACCACGAAACCATTTCATTACATCAATTTCAAAGGCAGCGCCTTTAGCTTTATTGTACTTAGGACTGCTCATTGAACACTAAACTTTCCATAGGATTAAGGTGTGCAACTGGTACATACCAAGTCCTATCGTTGTATTTCCATTCATCGCGTTTACATTCAGCCCCAAGTTTCCAACCAATAGCTGTATACTCAGGACCTTTCCAGTCAGGTGCAACGCGTCGTGTCTTATGACACAAGCCATCAGACATCAACACATACACAAGGTTATCGTCATCTCTAGTTGAGTAACGCATTCCCCTTACTGGTGGGAATGAGTAACGAATCTCTCCGAATCCTGGGATGTCAAGCTCTGACTTCCATTTATTGTAGTGTGGAGTGAAGTCGTTCTTACCAACCATACGTGCGAATGCAAGTTCTGATCCTGCACAGACAACGTGTTGCCACGTTTCCCATAGGTCACCCTCTGAGTAATTGATATTCTTCGTTGGGTCACCGAAGTATGGCTTCTGTCTTTGATATCCAACTTCGACACAGGTGGCTTCCTCCTCTACTGTTAGAGCGTATTTAGATAAGACCATATGCGACTTCGCTTTACGAAGTTACTTCACTCTCATCTACCAATACAACCTTGTTGATCTTATAGATGACATTGCCTTCTTCATCTTTGACTAGTTCGACAACACCAGATTGTAGCAATGCACCAACAAAGTTAGTTAGATCTACTTTGATTGCATCAACATCTGCACGTAGTGCGTCAATCTTTAGGTTGTCACGGTACTTGTTTGTTAGTTCTGGTTCAGACATTTATTCCTCCTTGGTATCCTGCTATGGCATCTCTTCTTAACATCCAGCCAAACTCATCTTGATCTCCAATTTGACAGGCTGCATAGTTTACTAGCAACTGTGCATAATCAGAGGCATCTGCTGTGTGTGGTCCGAAACGATTCTTTACTGCAGCAACAGCAAGTGTTGCTTGTCCTGGGTCGTAGCCCAAGGTAAGGATCAATGCAGGTAACTGACTGACCTTTCCGTGGATAGCACGCCTAGCTGGTGGTCTGCTTGGTGATCCATACTCTGATTGCTCAGAGACGTGGTGTAACACCAGTACACAAGCCTCAGTCTTGCGTGCCATATCGTGCAACTCCATCATAATTGCACGCAGTCCTGACCATTCATTGTCTGTCTCTGCTGCCACGTTCATTAGATTATCAATGATGATAAGTTCAGGTGCTTCACCGTAGAGTTCTACATAAGCCCTGATCTCTAATTCAAGATCATCTATTGAAGGTGACGAATCAAAGACCCATTTGATGTGGTCTATCTTTCCGAAATGATGGTCGTAGTAATGGCTATCTGTAGCCAAGTTGGCTTCAACAGTTCCCTGTGAGTGGCCTGATGTATGAGCAGCTACTCTCATCATCACAGTGGTGGTATCTGTATCGGCAGAAAAGAACATCGTTGGTACTTTTGCTTTGATTGCATAGATCAATGCGAACATTGACTTACCAGCATTAGGTGCTGCTGCAACCATACATACCTGACCACGCCTGAACTTAATCTGCTTAGCTGCTAACCCAGTCCACACATCAGGTAATGGTGTGGCTTTGGTAAGCACACCACCCCACGCACGGGATAGATTAAGCAACGTTGTCCTCCTGATTTAATGTGATGCCTCTGTCACTGCGTATTTTTCTGCGTTCTCTTTCTACAAGACCACCCCAAATACCGTGACGTTCCTTAGCGATGCCCCATTCGGCGCATTCGATTCTATGGAAACATCCAGCACAAACAGACTTAGCTAAGTTGCTATTAAGACGACTGTGTTGTTCTTCATTTTCCTTTTCAGGAAACCAGAAATCTCCACCTACTGTTGCACAACTTGGCGACTCAAATTGATCTGGTCGCCGTAACAATTATCGAACCCAGATAGGATCGCACTTATCTGGAGCACCCTTTGGTGCTGAACACATATAACCCTTCCAAGGTTTTCCTGCTGCGTTAACACCTTCACGGTATGTCATTGCGCCGTGACGGCAAGCATTGCTGCTAGTTGGTGCTGGTGCAAATGTTTGTGGTGCTACTGGTGCAGCAACTGGTGTTGCGTTGAATGCTTCTGCTACTGATGCAACTGTTGGTGCAGCTACTGGTGCTCCACCGTGCAAGTCATTGCCTGTTGACTGGATCAGTGTTGCAACCATTCCAAGGTCTGATAGACCTGACTCTAAGTCCTTGACATCTTTTGCATAAAGATTGATAAGTGTTCCATCGTTTAACTTGTAATTGATCTGGAACTTTGTACCTTCTACAGCCATTTACTTTCCTCCTTGTTTGATTGATAGTCGCTGACTTTCAGCTCCTACCTTCTTAGGGACAAACCCTAATAGTTTCTCTACCTCGCTACTGTCAACGGATTCGCGTCCCTTAACAGTTGTCCAACTTACTTCGATACCTGAATTAGTAGTACCTAGCAATCCTTCAAAGGATGTCTTCAAAGAATCTTGTTGCTTTTCTAACTCTTTAATCTGCACTGCTAACTGTAAGTACAACAGTGCATTCTTGTCAACATCTGCGTCATCAATGATTACTTCACTGACTGACGTAAGTTCTTTTTTTATACCAACGCATCCCATCTGCCCAGTTGCGTCATAGAACTTGCAGTAGTGCTGACAGTAACTTGCATCCTTCTCAGGTGCTGGCACTTCCTTTGCTTCCTTAACAGCTGCTAGCCAACCGAGTGCCTCAAGTGCGATTGATTCGTCATAGTCCTCAGTGTGAACCTTGACATCTCTTTCATCGCCGTCCCTTGCGATAGCCACAAGAGACACTCGGTTGACCGCATAGCCGTTGTTAGCTAGGAGGTAGCCGTAAAGTTGTACTTGCCAACGCTGCTGCGTTGATGGGAAGTAACCAAGGTTTTTAATCTTGCTTGTCTTCCAGTCGATAACATCGCCAGTACCTGGAACAAAGCAGTCAATGTGTGCTTTCATTCCGTTGTACTCAACTGCTGTTTCGATAAGAACATCTGGGTTATCTGCTAATGCTCTTTCAATCTCAGCGTGGATAGCAGTACCCATAATTGCTGCGAGCTTTAGTTCATTGTCATTAGTCTCAGGTTGATTGTTCAATCGGTACCACACCTTACGGCGACAGCCACCTACCTCTGATGGACCAATTTGTACCTGTGTAGATCGTGAACGCTTTGCATCTCCTGCACGCAGTGCAGTAAGCAATAATTCTTTTGGATCAGTCATTCTTAGGGTTCTCCACAATCACCTTTGCATAGTTCATACCGTTGCAAATACCTAGATAAAATTGGTAGTCCTCAGACTGTTTATCGTTTGCTAGTTCTAAATACTTTGCACGCTTAGCCTCAATCTCGTTAGAGATTTGTTTGCGTAATTCTGTACTCATACTCTAAATGCTCCTGCTTCTTCTGCTTGTTTGTGCAACAAGAAAGCAAGTCTACACGCTTTCCATCCCTGCTCAAACCAATAGTGTGCAGCGTACTCACCTGTTGCTACTACATTCTTAAACTCTGGTTCTACATAATCGTATGTATTAAACTCCATTGTATTCAAATCCTGCATACCAGAATAATAAATCAAGAGTGATGTGGTGCTTATCGAGATTAAAACCTAAACCGATACCGCTATTGCGTCCACCATAAAAATAAAATCTACCTAACTTCTTTCCCATAGCTCCTCCTAGAGTCGTTCTTGGACTACTAACTGTAAAGGCTTACCAGTGTTGGCGTCAAGAACCGACGCAATCTCTACTGCCTTACGGGCGTGGCGTTTAGCGTAGGCTAACTCCATATCAGGCTTGACAATTGAATACAGGTAGCCAAGAGCCAACTGCCCACCACTACCAATGCCGTACGCTCCGTGATTTGCTTGGAAAAAAGAGAGATCACAAGCAACACGGAAGATATTGCCATTAAAACTAATGAGATAATCAAAGCCACCATCTTTATCCGCCTTATTGTAGTCGTAGTTATTATCTGTAAATGCTTGGTTGATACTAGGTATAACTTTCTTTCCCATAAACTGCGCTGGATCTTCGCCGCGATATAGCGGTGGCTTCCAGTTATAGGCAAGGATGTCACCTGGTCTGGTATCACCTGAGATACCGATGAGAAACTTACCAACCTCAACGATCTTCGGTGTACTAGTAGCTAAGGTCACGAGATTGTCTTCTGTGATCTGTGAATCTGCCACGAGTACGGCGTAGTCAATACCCTCAAGCGCTGCGATTGTTGTCATAGCTGTATCGTACCTGCTAACGGCGTGTCGCATTAGCTGACACGCTCTAATTGGCTACAATATGAGCCGTGAGGCGAATTAAACAGGTAGGCGCCCTAAAGGGGCGCACTGGTAGGTATGGTACAGACAACCCCCTGCTCCGTCTACTCACGCTGCAATTCTTCAGGCGTAAAGACAGCCTCCCAGAACCCTTTGGCAGCGACCTAAGACAGCTTGGACCTATCCACGTCTGTCCGTGTGGGTCACAGGTCTTTAATGTTATGGCCTCCTTCGAGCACTACGAACTGGTCTGGTACTTTCTTGATGCCACCTGTGTTAACTGTGGCAACCTAGTCACCGTGCCTTGCCCAGTAGATGCAGAATAAAACGGCATAAAAAAACAGGCCCCCACCCCCGAAGGGATGGAGGCCATTGCCTCGCAGTTACTTCTTACTTAGATCCGCGTCCGAAATCTGCTGACTTTGGGTCAAGCCACTTTAGAACTGGGCCTGCAATAGCTGATACTCCAGCTGCTGCTAATGCCTTTGGATCTGTAACGCCTGCTAAGTACAGTGCTAGCACTGATGCTACCGCTGCACGAAGATACGATGCGAGCATTGCTTTTGTTGTCTTATTCATTGGTTCTCCTTCTTCTTAGGTAGAGGCTTGATTGCAGCCTTTACTTTGTTGACAGCCTTTGGTTTGCCCATCCAAGGGAACCAAGGGGAAGTGTCATCTCCACATCCTTCATTGATTGAGATGTGAAGATGCTTGTTGTGTTGGTTGATACCGTCATACTTGGATTCACCGTTCTTTTTAGACCAGATCTTTCCGTGAAAAATTAAATACTTTACGCGCTTGTCTGCCTTTAGTTCTTCAAATAGATTAAAGCAATCAATACCCTTTGCTGGGTCGTGTGTTAAATCAACGCCATATCCAGTGTTGTGATCTGAATTAGGATTCTGATGGATGTGTGCTGCCGATGGTAGTAACCCATCTGAGGCTTTCTTCCGAGAAGGACATATCGCTGTGGCTTGTCGAAGGACAGCAATAGCGGCAGGTGTGGCTTTCTTGACAACAGGTTTCATCGTTCATCTCTTTCCTTCTTGGATAAATAGTTGATACAAGATTTCTACTTTTTGTTCTAACCTTGTGACGGAATCTTTGAGGCTTGACCCAGAGTTCGGCTTGAGTTCATTGAGGTAGTGTTTCACTAACCACTTAACAGCTCCAATGAAGCCACCTACTATTGTCATTACTGCAACAGCAATTGTTGCGTAGTCTTGTGCCTGCATTAGACCGTCCTAATGGTTACTAAGAGCATTCCGCCGTAGCCAGAGAAACGCTTATCTGATGGGGTTTTGTTAACAAAGTCCAGCTCTTCGATGAGTCCAAGGTAGGACTCACCAGTTCTAAAGTCTTCAACACGGATGGTGTCTCCAATGTTTTCAACAGCTTTAAGTTGACTCATACGATCATATGCAGAACCTTCAGAACCAATCTCAACTCCAAAGTGATCTGACTCGTGGTCAAAGCAAGACAGTGGATACTGGATAAGTTCTTGACGTGGGATAGCAGGTAGTGCCTTGATCTGGTAGCCAGTAAACAATGGTCCCTTAGATACATCAGTATCAGAACGAGTCAGTGTGAACTGGAAGCCAAGGTATTCTTGTGATGCTTGTGGGTAACTGATATTAACTTCAGGTACGTTTGAACCCTGTGAGAAAGTACCAATTCGGTAATAGTTATTGCCAGCATCAATAGAGTCAATATATAATCCACCATTGACAGTGCTAATACGAGCCTGGATTAACTTAAAGATCTTTGTCTCTAGTGTGTTGTATCGGATGTAACCAGTACGCAAGTAACCTTCTGCTACTAGGCTAGTTGTAGACTCAGCCCAAGTGTTATTGCCATTAGTAAATGCTGCTCTGTCTGAGTTACCAAAGAACGCAACCTGGCTAGCAGTGGTTGATGTGCCTGCTGCGATTAAATCCCAAGCCCAAGGGAAGAACAGAGAGTTACCAAGGACAGTAGTAGATAGATCCACACGGACTAACCCTGCTTCTCCATCTACCTTTGATGTTAGGTATGCAAAGTTGTCTCGGAATGCAATAGCGTTACACGGTGCATCCTTGAATAGAAGCGGTCCATACTGCACATCGCCAGTTGTATCTGCGATACCTACTCTAAATCCTAGGTTTGTTGCAAGGACTGCGTAGAGTCCAAGGTATACATCGAAGTCATTGATGCGTTCACCCTCTGGCAGATCAATGATAACTGTAGGTACACTCAGAGTTGGGAAGCCTAGAGAGTTAGGAACGGCTGCGTCTAAGGTAATCTTAAAGACTGAAGATGATGTACCGTTTGGATCATAGCCAGATACATAGATTGCCTGTGGTCCTTCAGAGATACTAGACCAGACCCAATTAGCGTTAGGGTGGGTGTACAAGGCTGTTGGCAGGGCAGCAGAACCTGTAGCGTTAGCATTTAATTCATACAGCACATTGCCAATTGCTAGGATCAAGCGCTGCTTGACATAGCGAATGGTTGCTCTAGTAACTCCTGGAGTATTGTAGATCTCAGAATCAGCTGGTGATGCACCTACTGAACCCTTGTGAACCTTGGTGCCATTGATAAAGTAATAGTTAGAACCATCTGTTGTAATGCTGTAGATAGTTGAAGGTGTACCTGCTTGGGTAATAGTTGTTGCTGTACCGCCAGTTGTGATCTTCTTTAGTGCGCTGCCATCTGTTACATAGATACAGTCATTGGTTCCATCATTAACACCAATCAACTGAGCAGGTGCTGCTCCTGCATAGAAGCTGGCTGTGTCATTGAGTAGGGTCGCCTGTCCTCTAGTCCAGACATCT